AATTTAAAGGCTAAATATCCCATGATGCATTCCGCCAATATTCCGGATGCGTTCCTGGATAGCTACATCGGTACTAACGATGAAGTTAAGAAGCGTTGTCTAAGCCCGCTCGACTTTGATGGTGAGCTGGACAACGAAATGAATGACGTGCCGCTCCAAGATATGCATAATACAGGCTTAGTGCTCACCCAACAGGGCCGAGAGCGTACTAACCTACAGCTTGAAGGAGGCGAACGATGCGGACTAACGGGTTTAATACCGAGTGCAGAACAGGGGCTGATGATGGGAGCATCACCCAAGCCACAGGGAATCTTGATGACACTGGGGGTACCGGACGAGAAGCAGATTGAAATGTCGAAGAAACGCCGTGGTTTAACACGTTAATTTTTCTGGCAATCAAGCTGTCCAGGCCAAATACGATTTCCTTTCGCACTGTTTTCTTTCTCTGTTAAGATTTGTAAATTAGTTTCGACGTGAAGCCCGCACAGATATTTACTTTGTAACGGATAAATATGATCTACAGCGTGTTTTATACCGGTAGCTTTGGTTAAACGCCTTGCTTCTTCGTAGATTTTTTTAATTAAATCAAGATTAGCCCAAGAAGCCAGGGCTTTATTTTTTGCAGCCCTTCGTTTAGCATTAAGTGCATTTGCTTTGGCAGGGTTATTGCGGTACCAAGCCTTATTATACTCTTGGACTCGTGAAGGATTGGATTCACGCCACTTTCTAGTGCGCTCACGTTCTCTTTCACGATTGGCTTTGTACAGATTTTTTTGGTATTTAAGACGCTGTTCACGATTGATTAGGTAATGCTGTTTATTTTTTTCAGTAATATATTCGCGATTAGCTAGACCCCACTGCCTGCGGCGTTCAGAAATTGTTTTAACATTAGCATGATATCGTTGACGTTCTCTTGTTCTTTTGCACTCCTTGCATCCTGGATATTTTTTATCTGGTTTGTACCAGTGGAGGCCCTTACTGCAGAGTTTAAGATCTGGTAACATATTTGTGTGACCAATTTGGTGGTTGCCATTGGGTAGGGTGTTAGAGCACCGCTACCCTTAAACTATAGCAAAAACGTAAAAAATGTCGCAAGACAACGTGCCTTTGTTTCAGCCAGTGACTGATTGCTTAGATGGATTTTGTCTTATTACCAAAGAGCCAGACGTAGTTAATCATCCACCTCACTACGCAGGTGATAACCGTCGATTCGAGACAATTGACGTAATTGAAGATATTGTGCAATTTGCACCAGATGCAGTGGTGGGGGCACTTCAGTGGCAGGCTTTAAAATACATCTGCAGGCTTTGGTTGAAAGGTAATCCTAAGCAGGATGCTCAAAAAGCTCTCTGGTACCTCACTCGGTTAATCGACAAACTTGACTAGAAAGGACTTAGTTCCTTTCTTAATTCGTCATTATCGTCGTCTTCGTCTTCATCATCGTCAAACTCGTCGGAGCACATCAAGGCCAGCTCAGTTAATTCAAGCTGAGTTGGCATGTCCCATTCAAGTTCAATATTTTCATCGGCCAGGATGTCTTTGACTGCAGCCCACTCGATCATGCGTCGGTGGTACAGGTTCAGTAGTGCTGCATATAAACCATCCCAAGTCATCTCCTGAGCTTCTAGCTCTGCCTTGCGCATGGCAAACTGCAGTTGCAGTGGAAGCTCTAGCTCTCTTGGGTGGACTGTTTCTTCCATTTGCATGCGAGTAACCTAGGGATATTCTAGGTCCAGTTATCGATGACACTAGGTAGCCTATCACTTTCTAGGTGATCAATGTGGTATTCATCCAGGATGAAGTCATTGGCAAAGCCAGCCAAGATATACGGATTTAACTGGGCTTCTAGCCGCCTAATAGCTTTGATATGACGTGGCAAGGCAGTGTAAGCACGAAAAGCTTTAAGCAAAATATCCCCAGAAGCCAAAGCAACGTCTTTAATTTCTTCCAAGAAAAGAAAAGACTCTTCTCGGCGGCGGTTAATGAGACCACCAATGGCACGGTCGTAGTCATCAAAGATCCAACGAGAAATCTCGGCTGTTGCTCCAGCCCAGTTTTCACACTCAATCTGATCAATCAAGTTGCTGTATAGAAAAGCATCCCACCCAACTGAGTGAATAAAGGAGATTAACGCTTCTTTCATCGAGGAATCTATGCCAAGATTCAAACGTGTGATATCTTCTTCGATGATCTCCATGTCATGAACTAGGTATTCCAGTGCCTTCTGCTGGGAGCAACACTGACCTTTCTTTACTGCTGTGCCGTCTGGATAGTATTGAGATCCATAGCCAAACGTATAAGGTGCTGCACCTGTACTGGGATCAGGATAAGCGGTCTCACTGTAGCCTTCGTACTTCTTAATTATGCTAGATGCCCGCGCAAAAGAAGACATAAGATGTAACCCAGTTACATCCCATAATAAACATATATTACGTAAAGGTGTTAGCCCTTACCTTGCCCAATCTTTTTTTTTCTTCCGTGGTTGGGTTTTGAATGCATGCCCTGGCCTTGCTTGGTACCTTTAGGCCGGCCTTCTTTTTTCTGAGTGAGAGATTTTGCTTTGTTCATTTAAATCACTACCATTTGGTGACCGAACTCCAAAACGCCGCAGACATTTTGCCCTTAGCAATATTTTTAGCGTGACGGGCTTTAAAGCTTGCACGTTTTTGTTTCATGCGATCCGACTCGCCTTCTTTAGGTTTGCCAGCAGTTTCAGCTCCTTGCTCACCAAAACGAATTAGCTTTTCTTTACCGTTGTCACATGCTTTTACGATGTGACTTTTGGTGGGGTGACTAGGAGTTTTCTGTGGTTTATTGCAAGCCATCTCACTTTTCTGATAACGCTTAGCAGCGGTAGCAGCTTGCTTTCGTTTGTCTGCCATCAGAGACCCTTGAACATGGAAGTAAACTCACCCAATATGGATGAACCAGACTTGGACTTAGTTAAGGGTTCCTCCTCATCTTCGCCCATTGCAATTCTAAAGTAACTATTCGTTTTAGGCTCTGGTTTATCTGTTGTTGTCTTTGGTTCATCTACATCAAAGAAACCTTCGATAGTACCAAGAGATGCAAATGGATCTTTAAAGTCAAGACCTGTTGTTTTTAACGCTTCATTTTTTCCTGATTTAGTGAGTAACACCTGCTCACCTCGGTCCATGTCAGGGAAGAAATCATTGTAAAACTCATCCTCAGTTCCTTTGAAGCCAGCGGATTGAAATGTTTTATACAACTCAGTTTCGCTTTTTATTTCTTCGTCTTTGTAGTCCTCAGGTCTTTCAATGTAAGTGACACCAAGCTTCTCTTGTGTAGGCTTCTGGCGTTTTTCGTTTAAGTATTTAATATTCTCACGAATCTCTTGTGCTGAACCCGTGCGTAACGTTTCTTTTACATATTCTTTTAAGTCGGTGATATCACCTTTGAAATCATCCATACCATAACGCTTCAGTACTTCATCCCAAGTTTTTTTGTCATTTGGATCCAAGCCTTCCAGCATTGAGTCTGCAAATTCGTCTGGTGTTATAAATTGACCAAATACGGAGCCAGACTTTAAGGCTTCTTCTTTTAACACAGGAAGAATTTGCGTGTAAATATAATCACTAACTTTGCTTGCGTTTAAAATATCGTCTGCAGAGTCATAGCCCTTGCCCTGTCCTTTAACTTGAAAGTGCATACGAGCAAACGCATCTTTATCATTCACGTCTACTCCAAATCTATAGGCTTGAGACTTCCAGTATTCATCGCCCTTTTTAGCAGCTTCCCAATCAGCAGCGACGGTTGCAGTTTGATCTAGATAGGCGCTCTCCCTGGCTTTATCTCCTGTTGGATTGAAATAAAAATTAGAATCAAAGTAACGGCCGGGTGTTGTTTTGAGTTGATCCAAATAAGATTGTGCGCGGACATCTGCAACTAACTTGGCTGCGTTCATAATGTCTTGCGTTTGAAACGGGTTTTGTTCAGATTGACGCACATCAAGATACTCAACAAACTCATCCATGGATTTTGATTGATTAAAACGTGGAGTCAAATACTTATCTACAAATTCTTTTGCAAAACCTGCTTCTATTTTTATTTGTTCCTTGGCTTCATCTGTTGTATAGCCAAGCTCAAGATTTTCATCATACTTAGTTTTTAATGTTTCATCAAACCATTTTTGCCAGTTATAAACAGTGTTATTTGTATTGACACCCGTAATTTTTGTCAGTGATTTCTCCAGGGATTCCTGTGCCTTGCCGCCTCCTGTGAAAGAAAGTACGCCACCAACCCCACTATCTCCAAGAATAGAGTTGCTAAGTTCTTTATTAATATCCACGATCTCACCAAAAGCACCAAAGCCTTTAAACATAGACATGTTTTGCTCACGTGCTTTAGCTTTTTTCATCTCAGCAATAGTTTGTTTAAGCACATCTTGCGTTAACGCGCCAAAACGTTTTACGTCTACAGTTGCCTTTTCGCCTACTGCTTCTCCCAACGCATCTTCTAACTCAGTAATACCGTACCCTGCATTAGCGTTGTAATTCAGCCGAACAATCTGGTCTTCTGGTCGATCAGATAAACGAAATAACGCGGCAAATTCATCTGGTTTGTTGATGTCAAGGAATTTTTCCTTTGCCTGTCCTTCCCAATAAGAGTCACCACTTTTAGCCTTTTCCCACTCAGATGCAATAGCTGGTATTTTTAAAAGCCGATCAGTTTGCGTGTCTGTGTCTACACCTAGTTGAAAACTTCTTACTGCTTGCAAATCAGCATCAGTTGGTGCTTCTTCTATATACTGATTTGCCGCTGCAGTAACTTCTGCTTTGTTCCCACGAGCACCTGCGGCTTTGCCTTGGCTAGTGTAATGTTGTAAATAAAAACCATTCTCGCCATATCGTTGAGTAATGTCAATGTCATCATTAGCTACAGCACTAGCCCATTGCTGAGATACTGCAGGATTTTGTGTCTTGTAATAAGAAGCATCAAATGTACCGTATGGGGGTTTTGCTCCAAGGCTTGCATCCCATGTTTGTAATTTCTCAGTTGAGTAAAAAGCCTTGTAATAATCCTCAAGTGTTTTTTTAGTTTGATCATCCAGTCCTTCAATCTTTCTTATGATGTTCCGCTGGTTAACATAATCACCACCCCTTGTGTTATTTGCTATGGTCAATGTTGTATCATACGCTTTGTTTTTAGCTATGTTTTGTGTGTTTAAAGCTTCATTTTCAATTCTTAAGTTTTCGTAAAGGGCATCTATTCTTGCGTTTTTTTCATCATCGTATACTTCTTCGGTATACTCTTCCTCAATAAGATCGCCATTGTAATCTCTTGCATATGCGGGACCGAGGATGTTTCCGTCTTGATCGTATATATACGCACCGGTAATCTCTCCGGTTTCATAATTCGTTGTATACTGTGGACGATAGCGTGTATTTGTAACTGTTTTTGTGTACTCCGAAGGGGGAAAGTAAGTTGGGTAATCTTCTCTTTCACGTTGTATATTCCACTTTCTAGAACCAGGATCATAAGAGATACCCATATCAAACCGCCAGACTTAAGTGGTCTACTTGGTATGCAAACAAGTCTATTGCCTCTCGTAGCATCCAAGTTTGTATCCTATCCATCTTAGCTTGCGTAAAGTATTCTTGCCCTTCAAACCAAACCTGCACTGGCGTTGATGCCTTGTTGCTGTTGCAGCGTCTGCAAGCAGGTAAAAGATTATGCCGGTTACTAGAACCGCTCTTAAATCTTGGTACGATGTGATCTAGGCTTGTGGCAGGATCACCACAGTAACCGTATTTGTAGTCCCAGGCTTTATATATTTCATCTCTAAATCTTTTCTTTGCTGATTTTGGAGTTAATTCAACGAGAAGGGCAAGGGGCTCATGCTCACTCGCAAACATACTCTTTGATGCCGTTGCTTTATTTTAAGAGCACCTAGTCAGGAGCAAAGCTAAAGGTTTGGTTAAACCACTTGACACGGGGCTACGGACGTGTAAGGTGCTGTTGAACATGCCACACAATTCCATGGGCACCAAGTCAGGTTGGGTCACAGCCAACAAAGCATGCGAGCTTCTCCAGCTCGACAAAAAAACACTATTCCAAATGCG